TTGAGTTCATACTGTTCAAACAATTGCCGCACTGAATTGGCACTCATGGTATACCGGCCAGGTGTTGAAGCGTCACTTGGCAGCACAATGGGAGTTCCAAACACTTCGGGTCTCAACAAGTGGTTGATGTACTGTGATGGCACTGCTTCTTCAATGCCCTGCACCACAATCTGTTTGTGCAGGTAAAATGTTTGTTCGTAAGGTTCCCAATAGGCCAGCGTGATCACTGTGCGGTCATTTACCAGGCCCAAGTCCAGTGCAATGACCCGTTGAATATTTGGCATCTCACGAAAGTTCATGGTTCCTGGCTGGTAGGTTGGCCAAGTGCGAAGTTGAAAAACAGCGCCTTTGCCCATGATAGGCCGCCCTTGGATACGAGCCTCGCGTTCGTGCGGAAGATAATCGCGCTCCAATTGATCTCGGGTACTCTGCAGCAGGAACGGTTCGCCCCAAGGATCATATTCAGGCACATCGGTCCAGGCCACACGAATGAAATCATAGCCTGCTTCACGGTTCCAGAACTTGGACACAAGGCCATTGAGTCCCTTGAGTGGAGTGAACGAACATAGGACCATGCCCTGCGTAGTCGCTGTTCGCGTAACAATTTCTGAAAAGAAGTCATCGGGTGGTTGTTCATCAAATACTGCCAAGTCCAATTTCATTCCCTGCAGTTGCCGTGTTTCCTGTGTGTAGTTGGCAAACAGCAAGTAACTGCGGCCTCCCGATCTGTGCAGGATTTCACAGCCTGTGCAGTTGGCACCGTCATTGCGCATGGTGTCCATCACAATGGCGTCACGGGGGATGGCGCCAGTACCAATTTGCGCTTGCAATTTCACATCTGGTGTGCCCAACAATTCCTGCTGTAAAACCAAGGCCACCTGGCTCCAACCTTCACCAGCTACCATCACAGTGATGGGGCGATCATAGCGTCGACCTTGCCACCACTCAGGATAGCGTCCGGTAAGATGCATGGCTGTTTCATAACAAGTACTCACAGTTTTGCCAATACGGTTGGCAGCCAAGATGCCTCTACGGTCCGTGGTGGTCTCAAAAAATCGGCGCTGATGTTCAAAGGGTCTAAAATATTCAAGCTGGTTATAGCGCATGTGATCACACACAGCCAGAGCCAGATCTTGCAGTGAGAGCTGCTGATCAGTGGTCAGCGTAGCAAACTGTTCAGGAGCAATGCGATGTTCATCGCACACCCACCGCACAGCTCGGCGCATGAGAACGCTGGGATTCAACATCGTAATCCTTTTGGTTACGATTGTCGCCAGCGTTGATGCAGGCTTTCAACGGCCACCAGGGCCTGAGCCAAGTCTCGAATCTGCTCAGTGGTGGCTGGCCATGTGTAGGGCTGATCAAGATCACAGGTGGCGGGCTTGGCCAAACAGTGCATGAGCCGCTCTGAAATCAAGCGCATGGTGTGTTCGATGTGCCCGGGAAACTTCAGCAAGAACGCTTCACGATTGGCTGCATTGACCTTTTGCATGATCTGAGTGTCAGCAGCGGCCTGGCGTTCTTGCAGCGGGACCCGAGGATCTCGCAGTCTGGTGTCATGCATCATTGATATCCCAGGGATTCACAGCCGCACGCTGATCTAGGCTGATAAATTCTCGATCCACATAACGCAGCCATTGATTTGAGTTGTTGTATCTAAAGGTCTGCAGCATGGCTCGCAGGCGTCGACCAATGGGCGTGAGTGTGCCATCTTCACGCTGGATCAACTGATCACCGGTTCGGGGATCTACCCAGCGAATGATTTCGGGCCGTTCTCTACCAAACTTGTCCATTTTCATGCCTTCGGGTCTGGGTTCAATGGGTCCCATGACTTCATAGGTGATCACACCCGTGCGGTATTTTCTAAAGGTGCAGTGCATGCGACGACCCTGTGCACGATATTCAGCATCCGAGTGTGGCACAAAAGGCGAGTAAAATTCATTCTGCAGCAGGCTGCGGTCCGGAATGGCAGGATCCCTGTCGGGCACTGGCCTCAAGGGTTCTTCGGGCACTAGGTCAGCACGCTCAAGATAGGGATTGTCACGACCTATGAATTTTTCATCCACTGGCACACCGTTGAGCACATCCATGGCCACCTGGTATTTGAGTTTGTTGGCACGACCTTTGAGACTGAGTACAATACCAGTTTCATCAAACACAAAGCGTTCTAGCTCTCGAGCAGTGGGAAAGTCTGTCATGAGGCCATCAATGTCGTATTCTACACGACTGGCCTGTTGTTGCGCCAAATTCTTGCGTGGCGTGGCTGCGGTTTTTACAGCACTGGTGGTTTTGGGCTCATCCGCCCAGGGGTTTGGAGTATCTGACATGTCATATCCTTTCTTGTCATTTCAATAAAACCTCACTGGCTGCCAGTGAGGTGGGGGGGAATCAATAGCCTGAACTAGCTCCCATGGCACCACGACGCCCAGCTGCACCTGATCGGCCAGCATTGCCTCGAGTGGGTCCACGACCAACATTGACCTGAGCTTTCACAGGTTCTACTGAGCGGTCACGCACACTGCGCATGCCACGACCACGACTGGCAACTGCGTCGGTGATCATGTTGGCCAGGTCTGATTTTTCACTGCCTGTGCGTGACTTTTCGGCCATGAAATCAGCACGCTTGCTGCCAGTGGCAGTGTTGCCAGTGGTAGGACCGCGTTTTTGATTGATGGGCCGCTGTTGCGGATTGGTAGTTGATTTCATTATAAAGTTCCTGGTGTAATCCAAACATTGCCTGTGGCGCTGTCACCGGCCACTGACACAAACACATTGCCCTGCACATAAGTGCTTGGCATGCGAATCACGACCTGCTGCAGAGGTCCAACCACGGTACCGGTGCCATTGAAACCCGAAGTTGGCACCACAGCATTGGTATCCAAGGCGTCAAAACTGTAGTTGACCACTACCACATTGGCAGTGTCAGGATTGAATACCAACAAGGCGTTGGGCAGGCCAAAGCCTCCATTTTCGATGGCAGTGCTGGTGTCGGTTGAGTCATCAGCGTAGGCAATGATGCCTGATGGTCCAAGGGGTTGAAAGGCTGGTGTCATGGTGCTGTCCTATCAGTACTGGCTCTTGGGCCCGTAATTGATGCCTTCGGTTGAGCCAGGTGCCACGGGTCTTGATCCGCGTGTGGCTGAGCCATAGCCGGGACCACCCGTTTGACCCATGCGGATTGAATCTGGGTTGGTGGGTCGACGCACCGTGGTGCCACCCTGGCCACGATATTGACTGCCACGATTGATTGAGTCACGCACCGAACCTTGAGCTGGCACAGCAGGCACTGCGCTCACTGGCGGACGCTGACCACGGTCTTTGGTCACTGACTGGCTGGGTGTGCCAGGATTGTGGCACTGACCATCATTGCCGCGTGTGGGTCCACGACCAAAATTCACTTCACGACCATCATTGAGATGACCGCTCCATTGGTTGGTATGAAAGCGACTGAGATAGCGTTGGCTGTGTGAGGCCATGCCATCAAAATCCAGGTTGCGATCCTGTTGAGTTTTGGCTGGTTTCATTTGGTTTTTCCTTTTGACTTCGAAGTCCGTTTAGCAGCCGCATCGCGTTTGACTGAGTAGGCAATGGCCACGGCTTGCTTTGGAGGCCGGCCAGCGGCTACTTCCCGCTCAATATTTTCCTTGAAGGCCTTCTTGGATGTAGATTTGATCAACGGCATATGTTTATTTATTGTTTGTTTGAAATACTGGCTATTTGGGCTATGGCTTCTGCAAAAGCTGCCTGTTTCTGTGCCACAGCATCAGCTGTGTCAGACACTTCAACCGAATTCAGCGTGGCTGCTACTTTGCTCATTATAAGATTGTGATATTTCATGGCCAGGTTGCGATCAGTCTCACGGGCTGCGGTAAAGTCATCAGCAAGAATCTCAACATAACTTCGACCGTTGAGGCTTTCAATGGCACCCAGCAGTCCAGCAACTGTCACACGGTCAGTGGTGCCTCGGGGTCTGCCAGCACCTGGTCTTGCTCCACCGCGTCCAGGCTTTCGAGCTCCATCTGATTTTTTTGATTCTTTCATATGGTTATTTAGTCAGCGGCTAAATAAAGTTACACATTGATGCTGTTTTGGCCCGTGTGAGAAAAGGACTGTATGTATAAACCTAGACCCCGAGCCACCTGGCTGACCCATCTCCGACGAGTCACTGTGGTCACAGTCAGCGTGATAGCACTGGCAACAGTGCTGCGCTTGACTTATTTGATTTGGTGGATTTGGTAATCATGATCAAATATCTAGACAAATTGATGCAGCGTTGGCGTTATCGTGACTATCCACAAAGCCATGACATTGATCGCGTGGCCTACAGAATTGCTGCTGAAGATTCAGCTCGTTATGTGGTGCGCCACATGAAAACCACACCCAACTATGACTGGGACTTGGATCTACACACAGCCATGTGTGCTCAAGCACAGTCTGGCTTGGTCATGGAGTTTGGTGTGGCGTCAGGTCGCACCATA